TTTATATATACCCGATTTGCCCCTTCTACAATCAAAGTTTTGTTGAGCAGCATTATCTCTTTGGGTTTCACGTTCCCCACTGGCTGATCCGAAACTTTTGGGGGCAAATCGGGTGATTACAAAAGGAATTCATAAAATGGAAGTCCCCACGAAAAAACTCATCGCTTGGATGAAAGCGAACGATCCACAATGTCCCCGTGTTTCGACGAAAGCAAACGCTGAGACGTTACGAAATACTTACGGCAATCGTTGTGCCAGTCTCCTAGCGTCTGGAGAATTGGACTCGGAAACTTATATCGAGTTGATGACGGACGACTCCGAAACAAACGAAATCGGTCGTCTTGCTGATAGTCTCGATAAAGCTCTTGAAATTTGTTCTGAAAAGGAAATACAAATGTCTAAAACTAAAAATAACTATGGTCAAATCACCGCAAAACGACCTTCTGAAGGTTACAGCGAAAAGCGTTACACAGCAAATCATACCAAGACGGGTTTACCAGTGGTTGACCCGATTAGTGGAATTGAATGTCAAACACAATCCGAAGCTTCGAAAGCTAGGGCAGGGGTCTTGCTCAAGCACACTGCCGCTAAAGCTGGTATTAGTTCCGCCACACTTAACGAGTATGAACGAAACCTTCTTGACGAAATGACTTCCGAAGGGCAATGGTGCGGCAAGTCGGAAGGTGAATACCACGATAAGATATCGGGTGGTTTCCAGACCAAAGCGTTGATCGATGACGCAACGTCTGGTGGTATTGAAGTCGTTCCAGTTGAATTCGATAATGATCTTGTTAGCTTCCCCTTGCTGAATGGTGAATTGTTCCCGCAAGTGGATTTGAAACCGGTCCCCAGAGGTCGAAGGGTAGAAAGTGCAAGCATCGATACCCCAACATTGGCTTGGGGTGGTGGTGACGACACCCAAGTCTCTTTGTTCTCAACTGCTTCTATGGTAGATGCGATTGACACCACCATATTTACGGTTGACGCGGCGGTTGAGGTAGGAAGGGATTTCCTTGCAGATTCCCCCGTTGCAGTTGGTGAAACCCTCAACGCTTTGTTGGGTGAACGTCTTCGGGCTGAATTGGATTTGGTCATTGCCAATGGTAATGGCACGACTCAGCCAGAAGGCATATTCGTTAAGTCTGGTGTCTCTTCGGTAGCGTCTGACAACGGTGCTGGTGGTCCACCTACAGTAGACGATTATGAATCGTTGATGTTTGCAGTGGGCAAGCAATACCGCAACCCGTCAATGAGACCGGTATTCATTTCTAACGACACTGCATATCAACGGTCAAGAGCAATCGCAATTGATACAGCTTCCCCGACAACCGATCAACGTCCTGCATTGAGTCCGTTGACGGAAATCAACAGCTATAAAACGCTTGGTTGGAATCACAAAATCGAAAACAATCTTGGCAATACTGCAATCGGTTTTGGTTGTCTTTCGAAATACCGGATGTACCGACGTTTGGGTTTCTCTGTTGAATGGCACACTGGTGGCACAACCCTTGCTAGACGAAATATGGCTCTTTTGATCGTGCGTGGTCGCTTTGGCGGTCAGGTGGTTGACGCTAATGCATTCGCCAAAATGTCCGGGGCTCAGACCTAGAATAAAGGAAATAAAATCATGGTAGCTAATGCAATCGAAATAGAAATTGACGGGAAGCATAATGAGAATTTGCATTTTCGTCCCTTACAAAAATCCATCCGTGGTCGTCTTGACTTGATGCGAATTGGCGAACCCATGGCCAAGATGAAAACCTCTGAATGGCCAGACCCAATACCCGGTCAACGAATAGGAATTGATCCAGACGGGACCGGATATGTTCGTGAAGTTTTGCACGAAGAAACCTTTGCCCCGATCAAGGAACGCATTGAACGCAAGGGCCAGAAGCTTGAACCACCTGTTACGGAATTCGAAAATATCGATGTTCCGACGTGGTTATTCTGGATCAAGAGAGCGGTCCAAGATGGTATTGCCAAGGTCACGAAGGGTACTTTGCCCGACACGATCAAAGGCAAGATTCGAAAGAATTTCATCGTATCAAGACCAGAGCAAAACCAAACCGACAAGTTGACCGAAGCGATTAACCGCCAAACGGTTATGTTTGAAAAGCTGTTGTCAAAGTTGTCAGACTAAATAGAATCCCTTTGAAAGACCGTCTTCGGTGCCCGTCGTTGTAATTTTCAGCGGGTTATCGAAGACGGTTATTTTAATGTACGGATAACAATTATGTGGAAAACAAAACCTACTGACTTGACGCGAAAACTTCGAAACCAGATTCTCGACTTGGAATCAACCATTGAAGCCAAGGATAGAGAGCTTGCAGTTGCTCAAGTTGAAATCGAAAACATGGCCCAAGTGATTGCAAGAGACCGTGCAAGGGTCAAGGCGGAGGGGGCAGCATATGCCAGAAAACAAGCAGAATATGAGGGAATAAACGATGAGCAAGACATTAAATAAAGCGTTTGCGGATGTCAGTCGTTCGTATATGTCTGCAAAGTCTTCGGTGAATAATAAAGCATCATCTGAATCTATCCTTGCAAATGCCCCAGGTGGTCAAACATCTGGTAAGGCAGACTTTGCAAAATCGAAAGAACAGTTGCAGCATTTCAAAGGGTGGGTATATACGGCTATACGTCCCATAGCTCAACGCATTGCAGGGCAACCGATAAGGGTTGGTAAAGTTGGTTCAAAAAATCCATCGGGCAAAAAATCTATAGGAGGTCAGTTTAATGATATCGAAAGTCTTACTAATCATCCTTTGTTGGACTTGCTTGCGAATCCTAACAATATTATGGTGGGTTGGAGTCTCATTTTTTCAACAGTAGCAAGCTTAGAGTTGACCGGAAAATCTCTATGGTGGCTTCCTGAACAAAAAGAAATCCTTCCTGTCCCTACGTCGTGGATTCAAGGTTACGATTCAGAAGGGACAAGCTATGAATCGTTTAAGATCCGTCCACCAGGATCTAGCGAAGCTATAACACTGCCACGCGAAGAAATCTGTTATATCGCATATCCAAACCCAGGTGACCCATGGGGTTCGACTAGCCCACTTCAAGCAGTAGGAGCGGCTGTTGATGCGGACGAAAGTATAACGCTTTCTCAGTCTTCAATGTTCAAGCGTAACATCAACCCAAGCGTCATTCTCACAGTTGGGAAAGATGCAAACGGTCATCGGCCAAGACTAACATCAACACAACGACGAACCGTAATCGATGCAATCAAAAAACGTTATGCAGGTGTAGCAAAACATGGGGAACCCCTGATACTCGATTCAATGATAGAAGACGTGAAACGTCTTTTCTTCAATACAACGCTTGAAATGGATTACCTTCGTTCAAGTCAAAAGACGAAGGACCAGATTTTGCAGGGCTTCGGCGTTAGTCCGTATATAACCGGTGGGTCAGAACCGGGTAGCCGTGCTGCGTCTGCAATGGCGTCTCAGCATTTTGTTGAATACACCATAAATCCGAAAATCGAATTGATTTCCCAAAGCCTTACAGAGTGGCTTGGACCGATGTTCGGTGGAATCAAAGTTTGGATAGAACCAGCCGTTTGCCATGATGCAGAAATGCGTTTGAAGTGGGCAGAACTACTTTCAAAGAATGGCGTTATAACTGCCCATGAACTTCGAAACCTATCCCCACTTGATTTACAGCAAGAGGCATTGTTTAACGGTCAATTGGTAGGTGGTAAGAACATGCAAACCACAAATCTCATTGAAGAAGGCCTGCAAGAGATGGTCCATGATTCAGTAGCAGAAAACAAAGCTGATGAAATCCTGCATAAGTTGGAAGTAGGTTCAAAAGATGGGTAAACGAAAACTCACATCCCGTCAACGTACTAGCCTTGCAGTATTCAAAAAGCAGAACGATAAACTTCAAGCAGATATATCGAAAGCTTTGCAACCAGTTTTCAAAAAACAAGTAAAGGACTTCAGAGAAAACCTTACTTCACTCTCAGAAGATGACGCAAAAAACCTTACAGCTTCAAATCTTGCCAATCTAGCCGTAGGCCAAGACAAAAAGAAAACGAAGGAATCGATTCAAAACGCTATTGTTCCCATCATGGCTGTTGCAATGTTGAAGTCCTTGAAATCTGTCTACGTCGAACAGGGGATTGATCCAAGATAAAATCATGCAGAACAATGAAGAACAAAGTATGTATAGGGTGCTCGCACAATGAGTGTGAGCATCCGTACACTACTACCATCATTGTCGAGGATCATCCAGGTATGTCCCAGTCGTCTTCGTCGTCTTCTGGCAAATCTGGCCCAAGATCGACGACCGGTTTTTTGGGCTCAAATGTGATTAGTGGGAGATTCAGAATTGGAAGTTTAGTCGTTTCATTATCTTCGTTATCTTCGTTTTCATCAGCAGAAGTAGGTTTTCTTTTTTTATACCTCCGTAACTCTTCAACCACCTTTTTGCCATTGCACAACAACTCGTATACGTTGTTTTCCATTTCTTCAATATAAAGTATCGATTCTTGTTTTGCACAACCAAGCATATCAACCCAACCTTCAAACATCAGATCATCTTGAGTAAACATTTTCCGTATAGAATTTAGCAATCTCTTATGGCATTGCTTGAATTCATAAAGTAAATCTGGTTCCATGCCTCGGTCATTTGTTGGTGCTTCAAGGTCTCCTACTTCTTCCTTCTCCAATGCTATAAGAGGACCTTCCACACGTTGGCTTGCACGAATACCATTTTTCCCTCCTTTCTTAGTCCATCCCAAAAACTTGGCTATTGTGATTGTGTTATAAGGATAGTCGTCCCCATAGGGCGACAAATTCTTTCTGAAACTAGGAGCGTAACGGGTGCTATTATCAATCCGTCTTGGCTTTTCTAATTCAATTTTCCCTTCTGCATATGAAAGAACGACCGAGCGTATAGCTTCTAACGCAACCTTGCGACGATCCGAGCTTGTCCGCTCGCTACTGTTTTCGTCAAGCAAAAAACGAAGCATATCTTCATCGGAAATCTTACGAATATCTACAGGCATACGAGCATCATCACCATACTTTACTTTGTATGCTAACCATCGATGGTGACCAAAAGCTAGTTCAACAACTCCATCATCTTTTCGACGACCAATAAGGCCAGACCAAAACCCGGTACGTTCCATCGATTCTACAAGTGAATCAACAACTTCAGGAACTATGGGACACCGGTCAAAATTACGAAATGGGTTAGCGACGATCTCACTTAACAATACTTTCTCTTGCATGATATTCTCCTTGCCTTAAAAACCTAAAAATCGCTTCTGTCCTATTATCACAGTTGGTTTGACAAAATTTGGCTCGACCTTGCTCAAACCGTTAGCATAGGCAGTTTATGGCGAGTGGGAGGGAAAATAATTTGAAATCGTCAATAGGCTCCAACAGGATAGGGCCGCCCGGCCCTACCCTATCAACCCAACTCGAACCCGTGACAAAGTAGGAGAAATTTTTGGTATTAGTGGTCGTAGTGCTGAGCGTGGTGCCAACGTCGTAAATAAAGTAACGCCATGCCAACCAGCTAGATCGGTGGGATTTGTTGGCAGAACATTCTTTCGGGGGGCGTTGCTGATGGCTGCGGAGTGGAATAGAATGCCGGTAAGAATTAAATTCGTATAGGCTTGTAGCTTCCCGGCTCTCACCTAGCAATCTCCCGGCTCTGTTTAGGCGAAGGACAATATGAGCATTCCAAGTTACGAAATGCCTGCCCCGTTTGACGCATATCACACATGGCTTGGTATTCCACCGCATGACCAGCCGCCGAACCTCTATCGGCTCTTGGGCATCCCGACATTTTCCGACGCCCCCGAGATAATCGAAAACGCCGCTGACCGGCAGATGGCCCATTTAAGAACCTTCCAGGTTGGCAAACACAGCGATCTTTCACAAAAACTTCTCAATGAAGTCGCTGCGGCCAGGGTGTGTTTGTTCAACAGGCAGAAGAAGGCAGACTACGACCAGAAGTTGCGGCATCAGATGCTGCCGCCCGTCGCTCCTCTGCCAGTCGCCCCTCCGACTGTTTTAGTTCCGCCAGTGGAGCAATCTTCACCTGGAAGCAACCCCGAATTGGATCAAGAATTCGATCCTTTCAGTGCGATAGCCGTGTCAAGTGGTTCGTCGACGGTTAGGAAGTATAGAGGAAAGCGGAAGAAGACGTCGAAAAAACACTCTGTTGTGTCGATTACCGGGTTCATAGTATTCGGGGTAATCGGATTATCAGCAGGCTGTTTCGTCTTATTCCTGATAAACCCACAGCACCCGTTGATCGAAAGCATCGTTAGCTTTGTTCACGATCCCGGCGACGCAATCCCCCCCCACATGTCCGAGCAGTCCGCAACAGCAGGAAAACCACAGTAGATCGCTGAAACCATCTCGGCAGTCAGACTTGCCGTTGTCGCCACCCAGTCCAAAAACAGAACCAATTCATTTTGAGCCAAGCCGGTCAAAAATAACAGGTGATATTCAAACTCCTCAAGATCCTATAAATAATCGTGCCGCATCAAAGGTCACCGCTCCGCCTTCACCTGTGGAGACCAAACAAAACGTTGTCTTGGATTTTTCACGTCGCGTACTGCACACAAAAATTCCAGAGAGTATAAATTTGGACAAAGCAGTAGTTAGGGTGGAAGAGGTTACAGGCCTAGGCACACCATATGAATTTCAGCCAGACCATGGAATTATCAGCCGTGACCAGCCTGTTGATATTATGTTAACGGATTACCCAGGAATAAGCTTTCATCTGACATTGCAATCTAGGAACGGTACTACTTTGGATATTGAGCCGCAGATCGACACCGGGCGAAGTAAAAAAGTCGAATTCACCCAACAACGGGTGAAAAAACTTTGTGCGAATGTCATTAAAGATGCGAGAAAGCTAAGCCGGCAACTGTCGGTAGCACAGGCCGAAGCTCAAAGCATCAAGAATTGGCTGGCATCTCCGGTAGTAAAAATCTTGCAACAGCGAGGAATGAAAAGGCAACGGCTTGTCACCCTGGAGAAACAAACGATTCCCGCTTTGCAGAAACAGGCCATGCACATACAAGCTCGTGTGGTTTTATTGCAAAAACTGTCCCAACTTGTCAAACAAATCCACGAGAAGGCAACCATTACTGTCGTCACAACCTCATCTCCCGAACCCTAAAGAGGATTATGGGTGCTTAACCCAAATGTGGAAAGCAAGTCGGGATTGTCAAAAAAGCTCATCCAAGCCCTGGTCGAAAAGCAGCTTCGCCACAACGGCAACCAAAGCCACTAATCCAATAATCGAGCGTTTCATCGGACAGTCTCCAAATAGAGGGGGAAAAGATGGTGTACTCTAACCCCTAGCCTATAGGGCATCACCCTATACGGTCAAGAAAACCCCCCAAGAAACATGATGATAACCATGAAAAACCGAAAGAAATCAACGCTTGTACGTACAATAGATTTTACCCATAGAGGGCCATTCCTAGCCATAACTTACGAAGCATAAGAAGCTTCGAAAAGCTCTTATACCCCTATAAAACAAGCATATATAGGGCTTTTTGGGGTTTCTCCCAAAATTGATATTTCTTTCCGTAGAAGGAGACCAAAAACTTGGGAATATTGCCTCAAACCCCTATAAAAATAGGGTTTTAAGGACTTGTCTGGGATTTTTAATTTGCCTATGTACAATAGCCGCGTACAATGATACACTGACTCTTGTACAAAGGCCAAATGAAAACGGGTGCCAGTTGATGGTACAACTGACAC